AGAAGAACTTAGAACCTCGATGAAAGGTATAGAAGATGACTAAAAAGTTATATGTGCCAGATCGGATTTTGGCACAAAAAGCAAAAGCAGTAAATCCGACCCCTAAAGCTATCTCTAAAGCTTTTGATAATAAAGAAGAAGCCAACGAAAACTCTAAAGATCCGTCTAAACTAGATGTATCTGTATTAGAAAGATTACCTCAACCAACAGGATATAGAATATTAGTAATTCCTTACTACTTGTCTGAAAAGACAAAGGGAGGAATAATTATTCCTGATGCAACAAGAGATCGTGAGTCTTTTGCAACAGTTGTAGCTTATGTTGTCAAGCTAGGTCCTGATGCTTATCAAGATTCTGATAAATTCCCAAATGGAGCATACTGTTCTGAGAAGAATTGGGTGCTTATGGGTAGATATGCTGGAAATAGGTTTAAAGTGGATGGTCTTGAGCTAAGAATTATAAATGACGATAATATTATAGCTACAATACTTGACCCAGCAGATATTTCATATGTATAGTGGAGGTAATGATGAATGAAGTACAAGAAAATAAAGTAGAAGAAGTCTCTAACGAGAATGAGTTTGTAGTAGAACTTGATGAAAATCAGGAAGTTGCTAAACAAGAAACTCAATCTGAAAATAAAGAGCAAACAATTGTTCGGACTGAGGAGTCTGACGAACATGAATCTTACAGTGAAAAAGTTCAAAAAAGAATTGATGCACTAACTGCAAAAAGAAAAGCTGCAGAAGATGATATGAACAACGCTATTAAATATGGCAAACAGGTTGAAGAAGAAAATCAAAAACTCAAACAACAACTTGAAAGATATACTAATGGCTACACAAATGAGTTTGATACACGGATACAATCTCAAGAAGCTCAAGTTAAGCAATTGTTAAAGGAGGCTTATGATGCTCAAGATGTTGAAAAAATTGCAGAAGCAAATTCTGCACTTACTCAAGTCAATATTGAAAAAGAAAGACTCCGAGTCCTCAAGCAACAAAGAGAGCAAGAGCAAGCAACTAAAGAAAATGAGAGACAAAGCAGTCAAAAACAAGAAGTAAAACAACCATCCATTGAAGATAATCCTAAAATTAAAGCATGGATTGCTAAAAATCCTTGGTATGGTAAAGATGAAGAAATAGAGAAAAACTTAGCTCTAATGTTAGCTGATAAAAAAGTATCAAGAATGTATGATGCTACAGATGACAGATATTATGAAGAAATAGATAAAGAAATGGCTAAGTTGTTTCCACAAGATCAGAACAACAGTAATGTCCAAACTGTTGCACCTGTGAATGGCAGAGCTTCTGTCAAAACTGGACGAAAACAGAGAGTTGTTCTTAGTGAAAGCGAAAGAAGAACTGCTGATAAACTTGGTGTGCCATATGAAAAATATGCACAGCAAAAATTAAAATTGCAAAAAGGAGCATAAGATGGCTGATAGATCAAATCGAGAGTCTGCTACTCGTGAAAAACAGGAAAGAAAAACTGATTGGAAGCCACCTTCAACTCTTGATGCACCCGAAGCTCCTGTAGGGTATAAACACAGGTGGATCAGAGAACGTGTAATGGACTATGATGATAAGTCAAATGTCTTTAAGCGAAGAAGAGAGGGATATGAATTAGTGCGTGCAGAGGAATATCCTGATTTCGAAACCCCAACAATTGATGAAGGCAAAAATGCTGGAGTAATCGGTCAAGGTGGTCTTTTGTTAGCACGAATACCAGAGGAAGTTGCTGATAGTAGGAATGAATATTTCCGTAAAAAAACTTCAAATCAGATGGCAGTTTATGATCAAGAGTTGGCAAGCCAACCTGAATCTTCTGCTGGAAGGATCTTAAAACCAGAAAGAAAATCACAAGTTCGATTTGGTGGAAAGAAAAATAGTAATTAGTAATTTTAAGGAGACTTAAATGGCAAATCAAGATGCTGCTTTCGGTATGAGACCTCTTAAAATGATAGGGGGAGCACCCTTTCATGGTGGTCAAAGCCGATATAGAATTGCTGCAAATTACGGAACAAATATCTTTCAAGGTGACATGGTTGCCCAAGTCACTGGAGGTGGTATAGAGGTCCACGCTGATGGTGGAAC